CCCTTCCCAAGTATCAAAGGTCAAGCTTCAACTGGTCGTCCAATTGAAGTGCAAGTGCCTTGCGTTGACATGTGGAAGCCTGGCAGTTGCCCAATCAATGCAGAGATTCGTCCCTGGTGGAAGGGCGGCAAAGAAATGGAGGACATGGCACGCAAGTATTGGCGCAAAAAGTCATTTTTGTTCCAGGGCTTTGTGACACAGAATCCCAATCCTGAGGATCTAGCCAATCTTCCAGAAAATCCCATTCGGCGCTTTGTGATCAATCCCAGTGTGTTTGATCGCATCAAGACAGTGTTTCTTGACCAAGAGATTGAAAACAACCCCATTGACTATGACAACGGGCTGGATTTCCGTTTGGTAAAGGGGAGCAAGGGTGCGTATGCTGACTATGGTACCAGCTCTTGGGCGCGTCGTGAGCGAGCACTGAGTGACGATGAACGCTCAGCTATTGATCAATATGGGCTGTTTGCTCTCAGCAACTATCTGCCCAAGCGTCCAGATGAGGCACACATGCAGGTTATTATGGACATGTTCCATGATTCAGTTGATGAGAAGCCATACGATCCAGACAAGTATGCACAGTTTTACAAGCCTTTTGGCCTACAAACTGATAACGACTCTGGCTCATCTATGGCACGTGATGTTGCAGGAGCAGAGAAACGGTTTTCCAAACCATCAACTACTCCCCGTAACATTAGTGTGACAGCGCCATCAGCATCTGCTGATGTTGCTGATGCACCATTCGACGGTGCAAAAGCTGTATCCTCAACCACTGCACCAGTTGCAGAAAGTGGAGAAGCCAAGAAGATGACGAGCCCAGAAGACATTCTGGCTGCACTACGTCGTAGGCAACAAGCCAAGGCATAATTGGCCTTAAGAAGGTGGAAACTAAGTTTCCACCTTCATTTTCTCTCAAGCATAAAAAGGAACAAATATGAAACCTTTAGATTTATCCCGATTTAGAAAAGATATTGCCAAGAGCATTCCAGGACTATCAGTTGGCTTTCGCGATCCCAAGGTATGGATCTCAACAGGCAACTATGCACTCAATTATGCTATCTCTGGTAGATTCCGTGACGGTGGCATCCCGCTAGGCAAAGTAACAATGCTGGCTGGACAAAGTGGCAGTGGCAAGAGCTTTCTGGCAGCAGGAAACTTAACCTCTAATGCACAGAAAAAAGATGTGTTTGTGGTGTTGATCGACAGTGAGAATGCACTAGATGAAAAATGGCTAAAGGCGCTAGATGTAGATACATCTGAGGACAAGCTTTTGAAGGCAAACTTGGCAATGATTGATGATGTTGCCAAGTTGATCTCAGATTTCATGAAGGACTACAAAGCTCGTTACAACAGCGTGAGTGAGGAAGAACGCCCTCGCGTGCTCTTTGTGATTGACAGTTTAGGCATGCTCCTAACTCCAACTGATGTCAATCAATTTGAGGCTGGTGAGCTCAAGGGTGATATGGGGCGCAAGCCGCGTGCACTTGCTGCGCTTGTGCGAAATTGTGTTAACATGTTTGGTGAATATGATATCGGCATGATTTGCACAAACCACAGTTATGCAAGCCAAGACATGTTCAATCCAGATGATGTCATTAGTGGTGGGCAAGGCCCCATCTACGCCAGCAGCATTGTGTTGGCTATGCGCAAACTCAAGCTCAAGGAAGATGAGATGGGCAACAAGACAACAGACGTCAAAGGTATCCGTGCTCAATGTCGTGTAATGAAGACGCGATATAACAAACCCTTTGAGACTGTTGAGGTTAAAATCCCATACGACCGAGGCATGGACCCCTACAGTGGCTTGTATGACCTGTTTGTTCAGAAAGGGTTGTTAGTCAAAGAAGGAAACAAGTGGTGTTACACTCGTTTGGATGGCACACAGATCAAGCAGTTTGAAAAAGCTTGGGATCGCAATGAAGATGGATGTCTTGATCAAATAATGAATGAGTTCCATCAGAAGCTAAGCAAAATTGCCCCTGTGTTAGAAGATATTGAAGTTCAAGAGCCTGAAGAAGATCTATCATAACTTCCAATACATAGCAGTGCAAAGAGCGGGACAAAATGTCCCGCTCTCATTGTTTTGAGCTGATTGCCATATATAATCACGCATAGCAGGAGACACAGGATGGCAAAAGCAGCAACCGTAATTGTAATGTTGGTAAATCAAGACCATGATACACCAACCAAATACATGACGCATGTTACTACAAAAGGTGCAAAGTCTAGTGAAAAGTTGCGTCTGAAGAAGTATGACCCAGTGGTACAAAAACATTGTAACTTTGGTCAAAAAAAACTACCTTCGCCCAAATCCCGTTAACCAGAAAGTTTCAACGTATGTTACAACAGATCAACTCGCAACTGGATGCGAGTGTAAATTTTGTTGAGCAACAGCTGACAGGATTTATTGAGTCGCGTTATGTAAGACGTCAAGCTGACTATTTCATCGCGTATCTCAGTTCACAAACTGGCTGTAACCGTGGATGCCAAATGTGTCATCTCACTGCAACCAAACAAACACAATTTTCGAATCTGGACCAAAGTGATTTTGTCAGTCAGTTTGAAACTGTATTGTCTCATTATGAAAAAGACACTCCTGCGCAAACAGTGCACTTGAATTTCATGGCCCGGGGAGAGCCGCTAGCCAATACCACGATAACCAAAACTGGAACAGAACTTTTTTGGCGACTGGGTAACATGGCACGAGACCGAGGACTGCGAGTAAAATTCAACGTGTCTACCATTATGCCAGTAACGCTCAAAAAAAGCCTGTGTGAAGTGTTCCCTCTTATCCCGGCGAATGTGTATTACTCCATATATTCAATAAATTCTTCATTTAGAAACAAATGGTTACCAGCTGCGATGCCAGTAGAGCGTGCGCTAGCTAATCTCAAGGAATATCAACAAGTTTCAAAAAAGATCATCAAGTTTCACGGTGCATTTATCAAGGGCGAAAATGACAGTGAACAAGATGTTGAAGAGCTGATGAACACCATTGCTGAATACAGTTTTCACAGTGAGTTCAACATTGTGAGATACAATCCCTATAGCAGTCAACAGGGTGAAGAAAGTCTACGGGTGGATGACATAGCTGCACAAATCCAGCAATATATGCCCTGTAAGATTATTCCGAAAGTTGGTCAAGACGTATATGCAAGTTGCGGCCAATTTGTACCCAAGTAACCTTTAAATAACCCCAGATTTTTTGTGGAGATCAAACTAATGGAAATTGATGCAAAACTAATTGCAGAGCTTTGGGAAACAGTCAAGGACTTGATTCCCTCTGGCAAGCGAGACGATGTGGCACTGGAATTCATCAGTGTTTTTGAAGAAAATGATGTAGAGATTCATGATCTTGACTCACTGCGTGGTGCAGATGACAGCCTTGATTCTGCCCTTGATGAACTCTATGGAGATGTTGACGTAGACGACGACTGCTAGTATCAATTGTCATGTGGTTTAACAGAGTAAAAAACGACCTATCGCAAATTCCTGATATGGTGGACTACTACAACAATGAGCTCGAGGTTGCTCAAAAAGAATGCAAGGTTTTTGGCAGCCTTGAAAAAAACAGTCAAGAGCTGCCAGGTCAGGTAAGTTGGCGTTTCAGTCAACTGCAAGAGATTGAGGCTGTGTTGAAACATCTCAACAACCAAGTGGACAAAATGAGAAGCGACTTTTATCGTCGCTATCTCGAACGCTACAACAGAGAATTGAGTGACCGCGCCATTGAAAAATACATTGATGGCGAGGCTGATGTTCAAACAATGATGAGTCTAGTGAATGAGGTGGCATTGATTCGCAACAAGTATCTTGGTGTAATCAAGTCAATGGAGATCAAGGGTTTTCAACTTAACAATATCATACGCCTTAGGTCTGTGGGTATGAATGATATTGCGCTCTAACTCCCACAGACTTCATCCCGCAAGATCTGTTCCATCTCATCTGGAGTTACTTGGCCACATTCCAACACAGTGTAGAGCTGGGCTAGCTTATGGCCCCAGCTTTCATCATGCCTGTTGAGACAGTCAACAGTTTCTGCCATTTTGGTGACCAATATATTTTGACTTGTCCAAAGCTGCTCTAAAGCACTCACACTGCCTTTTAGTAAGCTGATCAATTCAGTCTGGGACAGTGTGTTTTCCTTCTCTAATGAGTTCTTCAAATGGGTCAAAAAATCATTTGGGTTATCAAACATCAAAACTTTGTTCATATGAAAATTATGAAAGATCTATTTTGGGTTTGTCTATTGAAACCATTACACTCCCTGCATGATCAAATTATTTTTTGCTATCTCAGCTCTTATATTCTCACTTAGTGATGCCTATGCTCAACAAACGCCGCCAAGGCCTATGGAGGCATGTCAATCAGAAGCGCCGTGGGGGTTTCCCACTGCCAATTTACCCACTGGCCAACCCATCTGTCGCATGGCTTATGCGTTATTGCACGACAATAGGGCAAAGATACCATTATGGACTGTCTATACGATTACGCCTGAAAAGGCCATGGGGTGTGGAAAGAGAAGTGATGCATTCTCTCCAGACCAAAGCTTGCCTCGTGGTGAGCGAGCTGAATTGGGCGACTATCGACAATCAGGATATGACACTGGTCACATGGTGAATTCAGCCGATATGTTGTGGAGTGTTACTGCTGAGCGTGAGAGTTTCATCCTCAGCAATATGAGCCCGCAATTGGCTAATGTAAACCGCGGTGCGTGGAAAACTCTAGAGACTGGTATCAGAGGATGGACCCAACAGACTAATGATACCTATACCGTTTACAGCGGAAACATTTATGATGTGATGACTGCCAAAACCATTGGCCGCAATGCAGTAGTAGTGCCCAACAGCCTCTGGAAGGTTGTTGTAAGCCATCGCACTGGCGAGGCGTGGGCTTTTCTTTTTCCCAATCAACCCAACATCTCTACAGAACTCAAAAGCTTCCAGGTCACAGTAGTTGAACTGGAATCTCTTGTGGGATATGAAATTCCCATGCCAGGCGATAAAACTGCTAAACCCTTCTTACTTCCTGTTCGATCTGTAAGTGAGGCTCGGCAAGCAGCTTGTACTTTGCCTCAGAGGTAATTACACCTTATCCCAAAAGGTCAAAACTGCTGACCGGGCAGAACTCAGTCGCATACCAGCAGCAACAGCCTTTTGAATAATGTCAGATTGAGACGCACCTTGGGGCTTATGTGTGCGGATCCATTCCCGGATCCTAGCCGCATAAGATCCATCCTTCTGAGAAGGGATCTTGGTGGTTGTATTTCCAGAGACATCAATCCCTGGAATAATTTGTTTACGCCAATTGCAACTCCGATCAATCCACCCCTTGGCCTTGAATCGGTACTTATGGCCCTTCTGCACCTTTGTGTGTCTATGAGCCGAGATCACCACTTCTTGCCCAGTGGAGGTAGTGTAGTGGTAGTTTCCGCCAGAGTATGTGGTTTTGTAGCTGTGGTAGATGCTGCCATTACCTCCCAGTGCTACACAAACCCTCTTCCAACCCTGGTCATGATCCCGGCCCAAACTGGGGTTCATGAAACACACGATGTGCGCCACCTCATGTGCTGTGGCATTTTGTAGCACATCATCAAACTCAGACCCTTGGATAACCTGTTGGTTGAAATGCACAGAATACTTACGAGTGAACGTGCGCTGGCAAATCCGGCAGCAGGCCTTTCCAGCCTTCATCCCTCGAAGGTCAAAGCGAATCGCAGTCTGCCGCAAATTCAAGCCATACAGCTGATCAGCAAGCTCAAAAAGGCTGTGCACCTTTTGAGTCATCTGTGCCAAGCGATCCATACTCACAGTCCCTTGTTTGCCCAGCAATGTAGCTGAATTTGCGACGCTGTCAATCCAGTTTAGGTCCGTGCCAGCTGAGCTTCCTGGGCAGCCTCCCGTTCAACCTGCCGAAGCAGAGAGTCGGAAACAGCTCCGCCCCCAGAGAGGATCACCAGGAGCCGGTGCAGACGCTGAGCAGAAGATTCGTGAGCCATTTTGTAGGTCCTTTCAGTTTAGTGTGTCAAGTGTTGAGCACGTGAACAGTAACGCCAGCCAGCTGAGGCATATGCTGGAGGGTGTTAGGGCTGGGTGCCATCACCCAAGCAGTCACCTCTCCATAGTGCATAACTCGGCGCTGGATTGTGAACTCTGCCTCACTCCCAGTGCGATGGCTCACCAAACGCAAGCCATCATACCAGAAGCTGTAGCCCCCGCGATCCACCTGACTGGCCTCCACCACAAACCTACGCAGTTGGCGGCAGTAAGTCATGTCCTTGGTGTTTACAAGCATCACTGTTCTCCGTGCAACAACTGCAATTTAGCAGATTTTTTGACGAGGTCAAGCCTTTGGTGGAAAAACCTTATCAAAAACCAAACCAGCAACCATACCACAGGATGCTCCCACCACAAAGCTCCAGAAAAAACTCAACTCAAACATTACCGACACAGCCACCGCTCCAACTGCTGCCAGGACTGCTGCCACTAGGTATGCAACTGCGTAAAACATCTGTTACCCTCTCTTGCACATTTATGCCCCAGCATAAGACTCCAATGACATCTGTCAAGCCCAAAATTCTCCAAATAAGACGGTTTTTTCCATAGACAAGCCAGCATCACACAGCTATATTGCGTGGGCAAACAAGGAGCATACGCAAATGGACAAGCTTACTACAGCACTGCGGAACAATGTAGTTGTTGTGACCTTCAAGAAGGTTGATGGAACGGTGCGTAAGATGCGTGCCACAACGGACGCGAGCCGCTTCATCTACGAAAGCAAAGCCACTGGTGAGCGCAAGCGCAATGACGGTGTTACTGTGCTGTGGGATATGGACAAGGGCCAGTGGC